TTCCTCCTTCTGTGATTAGTTTATGGTTAAATTAAACTCTGCCAGCAACTTCTTCAAAACTTACTCCAGTGCGGGTAGCAACAAAAGTAAGAGTTACATAATTGATGGACTTAGCTGGTTTCAAGAAGATGTCAGCTCTAAATTCATTATTATCAATAACATCGGGAGTGTTATTAGTTTCATCACAAATAACTAAGAATCCATACAATCCACGTTTTGCTTCTACATCACGGAGGTAGGGTTCAACGATGTTTACAAAGTTTGCTCTTGTAATCTCATCATTGAGTTCAAACAACTGAGCTTGTGCAGATCTTTCAAGTGCTTGCTCCACAGTAAGGAACAATCTACGAACGTTAATTCTATCAAACGCAGAAGCATAACCAAGAGCAGTCTTATCACCAAAAAGAATAATTCCAATTCCTGGTTGATTGATAATTGAGTTAACTCTCAGAGGATACAGTTGATCTCTTTGTGCTTTATTTGGATTGTATGCAAGTTTGATTGCATTATTCAGAACACCTCTTTGCTGTCCTGCTGGCGAGAACCAAGGATAAGCAAGGATGCTTGTTCTTACGCACAAACCAGCAACATCAGCATTACATGGAATATATCTAAATTTATTGTTAAATCTGTCATAAGTGTACTTATATCCAGTATCAAAAATTGCATAAGATGAAGATGCAAGTGGACTGAAGAACTTGATTAAGTTATCAGTTTGAGTATCTGAGTTGGTAATTGGACCATAATTTTCATATGTTGTTCCAGTCAACAAGTCAGATCTATGTGGTGAAATTGTTGCAACACAATCTTTTCTTTGGTTTGCAATTGAAATCAGATAATTTGCTTTTGCTTGCGATTCAGACTTGGAAGATAATCCAGGACCCATGATAAGATAATCAACCGCAATTTCATCTTTGTTTGATAAGAGATTATAAGCAGTGATTAAATTGCCAAGAGTTGCAGTCATACCATTGGTAGGACTATAATCAACTCCTCCATCAAAATTATAAGTTACATTACCAATAGCACCAAACTTTCTACCTTGCGCTGGTAAATTCCACTGGCCAGCAGATTCGGTATAAGGGGTATAAGCAGTCGAGAATCCAGTTGCCCTTGGATAAGTTCCATGATAAGCATCAGAACCAACTGAAGGATTGTCTCCAGCATATACATATGAAGAATAAAGTGCGAGATAATCCTTCCAGAAGATTGGTTGAGGAGAATTAACTGCAGAAATTGCATCAGATGCTTTTGAAAGGAATAGATGCTTCTCAAGAAGATTGCCTTGAATTCCTGTTACGGATCCAGTATCATCAATGATAACTACGTGAAGAGCATCTCCACTACCATTTCTTTGAGCCGAATAGATATTTGAAGTTGGTTTTGATGCAATTGAACTCCAATAAATTGAAGAATTAGTTAATCCAAGAGTTTGTTGATTATACCAATCAACTACACTTGCTACAGGTGATGCTGTACCAGTAGTAATTCCAGAGTTGTCGACAAAGTAAATATTTTCTCCAGTGCCGACAATTGAAGAATTTGCATCTCCTTCCGCATAATAAATTTCATATTCCGTGCCATTATTGGTTGCACCAGTCGAAACTCTTGCAAGAATTTTAATATCAATGCTACTATCAGTTCCAGCAGATGCTGTAGTTACTCCAGTAATGATTCCTTTTAAGAATCCATTAAATGCTGTGGTTGAACCATCTCCTGGAATGGTTGAATTATCAATATTGAAGGTAACACCATAACCAATTACAGCACCTAAAGCACCTAGATTTGTTGTAGTAATGCCAATTGTTTGGTCTGCTTTATCGTCAATTACACAAACTTTAAGGTTGTTTGCCCAAGAACCTGGATTTTTGGCTGCAAATACATACTCTGCAATGTCATCAGTATAGTTTGCCTGATAATCATCATAATTTTTAATCTTAATATCTGTAGTGTATGCATATCCTACAGCTGCGTTTGCGTTGTTGAGATCTGTTCCATCAGCTCTTACAACTTTAAGAACACCACCATAAGAAAGGAATGAAGAGGCACTCATCCAATACTCATATTGAGCATCTGTTGAGAGTGGTTTCCCAAATACGTTAATAAGATCTTGTTCCGTGGTAATATCAATTGGTTCTTCTACTGGTCCAATTGCAAAAGGTCCTGCAATTGCACCAATATTGTCAAGAACATTATCAGCTCTTCCTACGGTTAGATCAACCTCACGAATAAGAACTCCGGGAGACAATTGAGGAGTCGCCATGTTTTTCTCCTAATACTCAGTTTATCTAAAAAATATTTATTAAAAACTGAATTTACATATAATTCCACATGTAGGAAAATTCGTGAGATCTATCACCATACTCATCAGTATACCATCTATCACCATCACTATCTACAAAACTGGTATCATCTAGTCCATCTTCAATAAAACCAAAAGGTGCCATGTCCTGCTCTATTTGATTTTTTTGTTCTTCATAAATTCTTTTACGAACATCTTGATCAGTAAGTTCTTTGAAATAATCTTGAGCAACTAACCAAGCATAAATGACAAGACACATTGCCAAATCATCATTACATCCTTCTTCTGCCTCAAAGGAATTATGCTTCTGAATAAATGTAGTAAGTTCTGAAATAATTTCATAATCGTTGATGAGAAGTTTGTTCTCCTCAATCATTGTTTTGAGATTAAAACAACCAACCTTTTTAACGGTCTTGGACATCTTAACTCCCAACTGAGTTTTCTTTCCAGAAAATCCTTGACCAACTATTTGTCCTGCCCTACCCCTCATCGAACACATGAGAAGATTATTGTATTCCAAATCATAATGAATGATACTTGCAACCTGATCTCCAACATCGTTAACTTCGCATAAAATATATGAATCGTTATAGTTTTTTGCTACATCAACAATAATACTTGGAAAAAGCATTGGTTTAATTTCATTGTTTCTATATTTTGCTACAACTTTATGTGGAAATGTAGTTATATCAATAACCGTAAATGCTGAGTAATCGTTTCCAACACCTCTTGCAACGTCAACCGAAATTACATAGTCATGATTTTCTTGAACATCTTCATAAACATCCAATCCAGCGTTGCGAGTTTTTGGATGATCATAAACTAAAGTCTTGAGTTTGCTCGGAGCAATTAATGTGTCAACAGAACCTAAGAATTCACACTCAAACTCAACTTTAAATTGAGAATCTGAAGTGTTTGCAATTGTTTGTTTTTTCCACTCTTCATCTCTACCCGGAACTTCAGACCAATGAACGTCAGTAGGAATATATTCGTTCTTGTTCCTTTCAGCATCATGCCACATACGGTAGAAATGATTCATACCGTGAGGAGTAGAAACTATAATTACCTTTGTGCTTTTACCTGAAGTAATTGTAGGATAAACCGATGCAAAGAATGAATCTGCAATATGATTGGGGACGAACGCAAATTCGTCCAAGAATAGAATGTTGAATGACATTCCTCTGACAGCAGAAGCTGAAGTTGATGCTGCTAATATTTTGGAGCCATTCTCAAGTTCCAGTGAACCTTTGTTCCACGATATAATTCCCTGCTGCATCCACTTTGGTAGATTTTCATAAGCAGTTTGCAGTCTATCTAAAAGTTCCCTTGCAGTTGCCGCTTTGTTTGCAAGAATACCTAGGTTAACATTATCATTAAAAACGGCGTAGTGAAGCAGGAAGGACACAACTGTGGTTGATTTGCCAGTCTGCCTTGGCATCTTGCAGATGTTGAATCTGTGATTGTGAAAATTATTGACTAATTTTTCTTGAAATGGATATAAATGAAAAGGTTGCAACCCTTTATCGAGAGTTACAATCTTTACATAATTTTTTGCAAAATATACGGGATCTTCCTTACTCTTCACAAATTCAATGATTTGCTCTTGTGTAAATTCAATTGGAGTATTTGCTTTTTTTAAATTTGGATTACCAAGATATACATTATCAGTCATAAAATGTTTTTATCCTTGATACACTACAGAAGTTGCGTAAATATCATTTCCACTATTAACAGATATAATATTAGTTCTTTCTTTTTTGATTAATAAAAATG